TGTTCCAGTCCGTAGTCCGCCGCATAGTAGGTGAGGGCGGGGTGGTAGATCACGATCGTGTGTACGTTCGCCTGCCGCAGCGCTTCGGCACAGGCCGTATCGAGCGAGTCGAGGCGGACGAGCAGTTTTTCGTAATTTTCCGTATAACGAACCGAGTCGGGAAACGATGTGCGAAGTGCGTCGTAAGCGTTGGCGGCCATCTGTTTCAGTGCGCGCGGCGAGGTCCAGATGTGAGGGTCGATGCCGTGTGCGTGCCCTTCGGACGCGCGTGCTTTTCCGGTCGGTTCGTGTGTATGTCCGTGTGCGCAACTCCCTTCGAGCAGCCGAATGCCCCGGCTCAGGTTGACCAGTTTCTCCCGATCGGGAAGATCGCGTAACAGATTTTGTTCAAAGTCGATAAGCCCGACGTTGAAGACCAGTTTCGACTGGTTCAGCGCAACGTACTGGCGCGGTGTCGGTTCGAAACTTTCGGGGCTGGCGCCCGCCGGAACCAATACGTCGACTTTGAAGTCGTCTCCGACGATCTGCTCGACGAGCGAGCGCAGCGGCAGAATCGAGACGTAAAGTCGCTCCTTGTCTGTCTGGCGGGTGCTTGACGTACAACCTGTTGCGAAAAGCGACAGGAATAATAAATATAAATATGCGGTTCTCATAGTCGTTATGTATCGTCGTTTCCGGACGGCAAAACCGCTCCGGTGAATAAGAACAAATGTAGCGAAAAATCCGGTTCACTGCGCATTTTCCTGTGGGGAAATCGATGGAATCGTGCATTTTCGGATTACAAGGTGGGATATTTCAGTGATTGATACGCCGTCGGGGTAGCTGTATCCGACCGTTCGAATGGTCCTTTTGGCCGGATCGATATTTAATTTAACATAATATAAAGTATTGTGCCACCATAGACGAGATTTTCACAATTGTGGCAAAATCAGAGCATTCGAATAGTGAGAGTTATTCGAATGTCAAAGAACGAATTACAAACGATTTACATTTGTAAAAACCGGCCCGAAGGCCGGCCGGTCACCAGACCAAGATTAACGCGCAAAACGATCGAAATCATCTCCCGGCCAATGAAAAAACAGCCGAAGAAGGGTAAAAAACCCGTTAAAAAAAATCAAGTCTAATATGAAAGATGATCGCTTCACGCAACAAATATACAAAATTTATTCCAATACAAACTAACGACGAGTCGCCCAACGAAAAAGAAGCGCCAACAAAAAAAGAAGCGCAACAACAGATAAAACAGAGAGAAGGACAATCGTAATCATGAAACAAATATAAATCTTTTTTTTTCTAAAAACAAAAATTATCTACGTTTCAAGCGAAAATCAATATCCATAGACTCATACATACGAACAAACTGTTTAAGAAAACTACCAACAACTCCGCCAACATCATCAAACATAGTAGAACCAGGACGACGAAAAGAAGCGTCAGTCTCCTTCGGACGATTAATATTCAACATTTGCTCATTCAAATCAGTCTCCGATGCAACTTGTAACGCTTGTTCATAAATCAGGCCAATCTGCGCATCAGTAAGTTCAATACCCTTCTGCGCGGCACGCTCACGAACCCAAAGCAAAGCACAAGAAGCAACTTGAATATCGAGTTGATTCTTTAACTCCTGCTTGCGGAGACCTTGCAAATCATGGCGATCATCGTAATCCTGAATCTGACGACGGAAAAGATCGACCTGCGTAAAAAGCTTTTGAAGCTCACCCTTACCAAGAGAAACGTTAGTACCTTCGAGAGCCTCAGCAATACGAGTATTGACCTCAGCCATACGATTGGCAAACGGAACACCTTCGGCTTGTAGATTCGTAAGAACCTGCTTAGAACCATTCAAGGCCGTAAGCGAATCCTTGTAGGCGGCCTCATGCTCAGTAAGGGAAGCCTGCGACTTTTTCAGATCAGCAGAAGCAGAAAGATCAGCAACCTGAGCCATAACAAGCGGGTCCTGATAATACCGAGGCGAGTAGCCAGGTAGAGAAGCACCGCCGGAACCAGTGATAGCGGGATTCTGAGCACCGTTAGCTTCCGTCTGAGTAGGAGTAACGGGGGAAGAACCTTTCGAAAGAATCGCGTTAGGATTCATACCAGCTTCACGCATCGCCTTAATCTGAGCAGAAGGGGAATTATACAAATCCCACTCACGGGCGGTCAGCTCCTCAGCATACCTACGGGCATCCTCAGTAACACGCTTCTGGTACTCTTCGGCGTACTGCTGCTGATAATACCACTCATTTTTTTGACGTTCCCACATCTCACGCATGAAGTCACGATCCTTGCGAGTAGTCTTAGCCGTAGAAATCGAATTAGCAAGATTCGAAACAGATGCTCCAACACCTTGTATTGCAGCAATATCCTGCGACGTAAAATTAGCCATTTTTCAGAAAGTTTTAAAAGAGTGCGGACGACGCTCCGCGTCTGTGCATTGTTTAACAAGAAGAGGATGCACCCGCACTCTTTGGTTAAACTAATCACCAGAGCCAGCAGCCGGAGCGGCCGGAGCTGCCGGAGCAGAAGCTGCGCCAACATCACCGACAGACGCGCCAGTAGTAGGCGAAAGGGTAGTAGTAGGCTCATGCGCTGCCATCTGCTCAGCATTATACTTGACAATCCAAGCTTCACGCTGATCGTAAGACGAACGAATATCCGCGAAAGGTTCGACACCTTCGGACGGATTCTTATCATACGCAACAATATCAGCGCGGAAGTTATTAGAAATGCCAGCCTTCGACTGACGAATCATATCGCCAAGCGAGCAAGCCTCACCATAACGGGAAAAGAATTCAGAAACCGAAACCGACGCCAGCTCAGAAGGCCGGCGCGGTTCGGATTTAAAACGAGAAGGATACATACAACTACAATTTAAGAGATGGCATAAGACGTTTCGGAATAGAACGGCGAGCCTTGATGTTAAATCCAACCTGAACAAAATAATTGTCAACACTCAGGTCTTTCGTCGCAAAGATATACGAGAAGTCCAAAGGATTGATATACTCGAAAGAGAAACCTCCGTAAACATACGGAGCATGGAACGTCCAAAAATCTTTTTCACCACCTGGGCCAAGATCACCATACGAACGATTAACGGCAGTCGTATACTCAGTCCAAGCAGGCTGATAACCGATAGCAGAAGAATTCAACACGCCAGCATTATATACAGGAGTACCAACAAGCGAACCCTTGGAATAATCAACCGAAGTGAACGCCTGAACTTCACGCAAAAGACGCGGCTGATAACCGATATTCGCAAAATCGGGCGAATAAAAGTCCTCGACACGAGTTTTCAAAAGCGCAGATTCAATACCGCCGCCATAAGTAAGCTCGGGATAAACGGTCATGATCGTAATCAAATAACCAGGCTCACGAGTAAAGAAATTGACAAGATGACCGCCGGAAGCCTGCGACATATAACCAGCATAAGAACCAAGATTAGCCTCCGACGTCTCAGCCGTAGCACGTATCTGCTGAAAATCAAGATTACGAGAAAATCCGCCGACATACTGAGGGACAGTCGCCTTCGTATCAGCACGGATACCATTGACGGCAGCGTAAAAGTCGTCGAAAGTACCATCACCGAGCGCAAGCTTGGCAGCACGACGATAAAGCGACGAAGCCGTAATAATATCCTCGTATTTCACCTGATTAGAAGAAACGGGGACGATAGCCTTCGCAAGCCAATCGGCATACTCAGTATCCGAAATCCAAGAAGTATTTATATCCGGCATCGGAGTACAGAACGACAAACCAGCATGACGCTCATTAAAGCCATAGACAATCTCAGAACTGGGCGCAACAGAACCCCAAAAACAATTGTAAAGACTATTAACGACCATCAAATCAGAATCCAAAAGGTAAAAATCGGCCGTCATATAAACAGCCCGTCCAGTCTTCACATCCGTAAGGAATTGCGATAACTTCGCAACATCAAGCCAAAAAATATCTGCGTCATTTACAGAAGATTCCTGCCCTACATCCTCATAAGAAGCAAGACGAATAGGAACACGTCCGGCATGATGATTCGAGTAGTAGTTATAAATCAAATCAAGATAACCGATAAACGGAATACCATTAAGCAGATAAGTAGAGGCGGCCCAAGCAGCAGGAGTAGCGGGAACATCAGTTTGTTCAACAAGTGCAAGCGACGAAAGCCCGTTAGGCATACCAAGCATCTCATAAATAGAGCCTCTACCTACCACAAGAGGAAAAACTGCCTCAGCAGACACGTCAGAACCAACTGCATAACGGTTACCCGCAATTTGATCCGATCCAGCCGTAAAAGTACACGGAAGAAACTTTAAAACATTAACAGTCTCTTCCGTAGCTCCTTCCGGATTAAAAATAGCGGGCAGAATTCGACCATCCTGATTAACCGTCGAATACAAACGACGAGGAATAAAGAAGGTACGGAACGACTGGTGCATACGACCATAAACGGGCGCAAAAGTAGGTGCCGTTTCAACAATAGAGCCGAGGTTCAAAGACAAAGAATCATTGCCAAGAACCTCAATACAGGAAACGGGCTTCACATAACCAACATCCGTACTAAGAAAAGCAGCGTATGACAAATCGTAGTTAGAACGATTAGGCGCCTTGAATGTATAAGCCTGTGTCAAACTCATGATTGTAAGTTTTAGAAAATGGTGTTCGTTCGAATTTCTCATCCGAACAAACGTAATTTCGAAAAGTTTTCAAATAACTCATATAATCCAACTCCGAAGCATAATAACGCGACAAAGGATTACGTCGCCAAATTTCCTCAGGAGAAGGCCGAGAGAGAATAAACGGCCGAATTTCATTCCAATAGTATTCAACCTTGTCAAGAAAACCAAAAAGCTTCTGAGCATAATACTTAGGAAGAAAACGACCGAAGGGAGAATTATCGTGAACAGCTCTACGATAACCAGCACGCAACAAACGTTGTTTATTATCTTCAAACCATTGCTTACCAAAACCGGGAGAAACAAGTATCAAAAAATCCTTCTTATAATTCTTGGTCATATACTTACCACAATACGAAATCGCACGGGCACTGGTATTATAACCGACATCAATAAAACCGAAGGAATGTAATTGCTCTTCAAGGTAAGCACTAAACGCATGCCTCTGCGTCTTCGTTAATCTCTTATCCGGATTATCGAGAATCGGAGACAAACGAGGAACATTTCGAGGAAGACGAAGATAAGATGCACGCTCGAAATCAGAGAGTGAATCAAAACGACGTACAGCTTCACCTAAAAAGAATATACCATGAAAATGAAGACGTCCGGTATGATGCTGAGCATCGCCATACTCAGAAACGAGAAAGTGACGGCAGGAAGAACCGAAAACATACCGATAACGTTCGAAAAACTTACGGAACGCCGCCTTAGGATCAGCAGAGACACGATCATAATCCTCTGGACGAATAGTAAACGTAACGAACAAAGGATAACGAGTAGAAACATTACCAACTTTCGTAGGAGCGACATACTCATCAATCAAACGAGTACGCCAATCACGGGCACGCTGCTTCAAACAAGCAAAGCATTTACGACAAGGAACAGCAACAATTTCACCAACTCCGGAAACTACGTCAAAAAATTCCATTTTCGCACGATCAACCTTGACACTGGGATCAAGCTCCAATACATGATGATGCCACGTCTTCTGCGGATTCCTTATATAAATAGGTGAATAACACATGCAAAAAAAAATTTCTAATTCTTTTC